AATATATTTTTTTTTATAAAATATTTATATTATATTTGCAGAAATCAAAAACAAAAAGAATGGAAAAACAAAAACCTGGTAGAAAAAAAATACCTGATGACCAAAAAGTAAAAATGGTTAGTGCTTATATAAATGATAAGCAAAAAAAAGCCATATTAAAAAAATATGGTAGTTTAACTGCTGCAATAAAAGAGGTAATAATTCCTAAATTATAAATCAAAAACCCACAACATGAATCAATTACAGTTAAAAAAAGCGACAAGAAAAAAAGTAAAACTAAGATTAAATCTATCTGCCCCTTCAGGCGCCGGTAAAACTTATGGCGCTCTACTATTAGCAAAAGGTCTAGTAGGATCATGGGATAAAATTGCAGTTATAGATACAGAAAACGGATCGGCATCATTATATGAGCATTTAGGTAATTTTAATGTTATAGATTTAGTTCCTCCATTTTCGCCTGAAAGATACATAGAAGCGATAGACGCTTGTGTTTCAGGAGGAATGGAAGTAATAATCATTGATTCGTCATCACATGAATGGTCAGGTCCTGGCGGTTGTCTTGAAATTAATGAAAAACTTGCTCAAGCCAAATACCGCAGAAATACTTGGTCAGCGTGGAATGAGACTACACCAAGACATGACGCTTTTGTTCAAAAAGTTTTGCATTGTGATGCACATGTAATTACATGTACAAGATCAAAAATGGAAACTATTATGGGTGAAGATAAAAAAATAAAGAAAGTTGGAATGAAAGATATTCAAAGAGACGGTTGGGAATATGAATTAACCGTATCTTTGAGTATTGATAGAGATACTCACATGACTGTTGCGTCAAAAGATAGAACAGAATTATTCGAAGGAAAAGAACCGTTTTTAATTTCTGAAGAAACTGGAACACTTATAAAAGAATGGTGCGACAAAGGAGTTGTACCAGAAAAACCTAAAGAAATAGATTATTTTTCTTTACTTGATGATTGTAAAACAAAAGATGAATTATCTAATGTTTGGAAATCATTACCTTCACATATTAGATCTCTTCAAGAAATAATTGATTTCACAAAAATAAAAGCATCTAGTTTAGAACAAAAATTTGAAACATATCAAAAGGTTGAACTATGAATTTAAAACAGGTTAATATAATAGATAAACCATTATCTAAAACTGATATATCTGACATTGTTGATCATATATCTGATTTAGTAAATAATGGAGTTTACAATAGTATACATGTTGCAATTATCATGAACAGTATTGAATATTTAACTAAATCAGTTAAAGAAAAAATTCAAAATGACGTCATAAACGAATTGTATAAATATCCTAAAAATAAAGCTGAAATACATGGTGCTACAGTTTCTACAATGGATTCAGTAAAATACGACTATTCTAATTTACCGGGTTGGCAAGAATTAGAAGATCAAATAGTGGTATTGAGAGAAAAACAAAAAGAAATAGAGGAGCATGAAAAAAAATATCATAGAGGAGATCTTCCAATAAAATCAGCAACATCCACATTTAAAGTTCAACTAGCAAAATAACAAAACCGCCGGTTGACGGGTAAAATCAACCAACAATTATCATGGCAACAAATATAGCTGTAAAACTAGATGTTACAAAAATCGACAAATTGAAACTTTACAAAGGTGAAAAAGGCACCTATTTAGACGCCGTTATTATTATGAAAGACGAACCAGATCAATATAATAATATTGGCATGATAGTTCAAAGCGTTACTAAAGAAGAAAGAGATCAAGGGATTAGAGGTGCAATACTTGGAAATGTTAGATATATTCAAAAACAAGTTCAAGAACAACCTAAAGCTGATTTTGATGATCTTCCATTTTAAAAAAAAATATCATGAATATTTTAGAAAGAGCAACTAAAATAGTATATGATCGCGCTGAAGAAAAAGAAAGACAATATGGCCCATTCATTGACGGCATGAAAAGAGCAGCAAGTATTTATTCTGGAATGACAGGAAAAGACGCGTCAGCAGATGATATGTATAAAGCTTTAATAGCTTTAAAATTATCTAGACAATCTTATAGTCATAAAGAAGATAATATTTTAGATGCGATCGCATATTTGGCCTCTTTAAATGATTTTTTAAATCAAAACAAAGAAAATGAAAAAATATAACACAACGGATTTAGATCCAGTATCTACATTTGAAAGACACGTATTTCATAGAGATCAATTCGCGCATTATTTAAGATGGACCCACATTTTAAAAGAAGCTACAATAGGTGAAACTATAGTAGACTTTGGATGTGGCAAAGGCAATTTGCTAGAAGTTTTTTATAGAAATAAATTCAAGTGTAAAAAATTTATTGGAATAGATATTAGAAAGCAAACAATTGATCAAGCGAAAGAAAAATTTAAACCAGTAGAATGGGCCGAATTTATTGCTGATGATCTTATCTTTCCTAAAGAAGATTATACTAAATTTCAAGCAGATAAAGTTTGCACGTTTGAAGTTGCCGAGCATGTTGGCAAACAAAACATTGATCAATTTTTGATAAATTTCAAATCATGCGGGAATTCAAATGCAACTTACTACTTATCAACGCCAAACTTCGATGAGAAAGTAGGTGCCGCCGGAAATCACACGTATGATTCTGGAGATGGTAGAGGTATTGCTATTCAAGAATTTGGTCATCAAGAACTTCAAGATCACATTGAAAAGTACTTTGTAATACAAAGAAAGTTTGGAACATTTGCATCCATAAGAGATTACAAACCTCTAATGAATGAATGGCAAATGAAAATGTTTGAAACATTAAAAGAATATTACGACAGCAATTTGCTTAGTAACTTGATGGCGCCTATGTTCCCTGAACATTCTAGAAACACGCTTTGGGTTTTAAAACAAAAATAAAATAATAAAAATGGAAAACTTAAATTTTGAGCAAGGTCAAACAGTTACATTTAAGAATAAAAAGAAAGAAATATTAGTTGGCACTTTTGTCAAAGAATATTTATATAAAAAAACAAATCAAGTTTTTTATATTTTAAATGTTTCTGGTAAAAAAAGATTGGTAACAAAAAATCAAATTTGCAATGAGACTATTTAATGAATTTGAACCAATAAGAGAATGGGCAAAACAAAGAGGTATTTATGAAAAAGGTGATCCTAAAACACAGACTTTGAAACTACAAGAAGAAGTTGGCGAATTAGCAAAAGCTATTTTATCAAATGATAAATACGAAATAAGTGACGCCATTGGAGATTGCGTTGTAGTATTAACAAATTTGGCTGAATTATCTGGTTTAAGAATTGAAACTTGCGTGAATTCAGCTTACAATGTTATATCTAAAAGAAAAGGATCAATGATCAATGGAACATTCGTTAAAGATTAAGTTCTATTTATCTATCGCAAAAGAAGTTAGTAAAGCTTCTTATTGTAAGAGATCAAAAGTGGGTGCTATTATAGTAAAAGATGATAATATCATTTCGTTTGGTTATAATGGCACCCCTTCTGGTTTCGACAATGTTTGTGAAATAGACGACGTCACAATAAAAGAAGTATTACATGCAGAATCTAATGCTATAACAAAATGCGCAAAATCTTTTTATAGTTCAAATGACGCGATCATGTTTTGTACTCTTTCACCATGCTTTGACTGCGCTAAACTTATTGTACAATCAGGAATAAAGCAAGTCTATTTTATAGATAAATATCGAGATGAATCAGGATTAGAACTTTTAAAAAAATTAAATGTATACACAGAGCAAATTCAAATCAGCGACTGAAGCTTTTGAATATTATTATTTTTTAATAAATCATCTTGGATTAAAAAGCAATAATACAAAAATGATTTATAATACTGGTTTTTTAATAGAAAATCCAATGGATAATGATATTAAAACGCCATGGAGAAAATTTAATAAATCATATGCGGAATATGAATTCAATTGGTATTTATCACAAAACAGATCAGTTAGAGACATAAAAAAGATTGCTAAAATATGGGACACAATGCATTCAGGTGATGACATAGTAAATAGTAATTATGGTTGGCAATGGAACAGAAATAATCAATTGGATTATGTCATAAATGAATTAAAAAGAGATCCAACATCTAGAAGAGCTGTATTGACTATTTATGATGGTAAAGAACATGATCAATATAAATTTGATACCCCATGCACTCTTTCTATTGTTTTTTGTATAAATGATAATAAATTATGCATGACTGTAACAATGAGAAGCAATGATTTAGTATTTGGATTTTGCAATGATCAATATTGTTTTTCAAAATTGCAAAATATAGTAGCTAATGAATTAAAAAAAGAAATTGGATGGTATTATCATTTTGCTCAAAACCTACATATTTATGAAAAACATTTCAAATTACACGAAAGAGAAATATAAAAAAGCGCATGAAGAATGGTTTAAAATTCAATATCCAAATGCTTATAAAGATGGATTTTATTTAGAACCTAAATTTCCAAAAATAAATACCTCAAATGGATTAACTACTTTTATATGCAATTTCTTATCTTGGAAAGGTCATAGAGCGACTAGAATAAATGTATCAGGAAGACTTGTTGATACTATGGAAAAACAACCATCAGGGGTAAAAATTGGTGTAAAAAAATGGATTCCATCTAGTACTAGAAAAGGAACAGCTGATATATCTGCGACAATCAAAGGTAGATCTGTAATGATTGAAATAAAAGTAGGATCAGATAAGCCTAGAGAACATCAATTGCTAGAACAAATTAAAGAAAGAAAAGCTGGCGGCATTTATGAATTTATAAAAACGCCAGAAGAATTTTTTGATTTATACGATAGTATTTAATTTTACAAAGTCTGTAGCATAGACTATTAAATTTTTGGCCTCATTAGTTAGACTTGGATGCTACCCTTGTCAAAAACTTTTGAGGCCATTTCATTTTACCATGAAAGAATCATTTTATTTTTCTCATGATAGTAACGCCAGGAATGATGTAAAAATATTAAAACTAAGAAGAAATCTTGGTTTAGAAGGTTATGGAATATATTGGTGCATCATTGAGATATTAAGAGAATCACAAGATCATAAATTACCTAAAACTTGCATTGAAGATATATCTTATTCTTTAAATATAAGTACTGAAAAAGTGGAATCTGTGATCAATGATTATGATTTATTTGTTGTTGATAATGAAGTTTTTTATTCTGAAAGATTGATAAGAAGTATGGAACAGTATAAAGCTTTAAAAGAAAAAAAATCTCAATCTGGAAAAGAGGGAATGAAAAAAAGATGGTCTAAACCAAATCAACAAAATAAAATGATATTATGATAAGTCATGAATCAATAACTAAATTAAAGGAAATAGCTAAACTTACTGAAGTAGTACATGATTATATTAAATTAAAAAAATCAGGTTCTGAGTTTATTGCGTGTTGTCCTTTTCATAATGAAAAAACGCCTTCATTTAAAATTAGAAGATCAAATGATTTCTATAAATGTTTTGGATGTGGCAAGTCTGGAGATGTATTTTCATTTATTATAGAAATAGAGAATTGCAGTTTTCATGAAGCTGTAAAAAAAGTTGCAAATAAATACAATTTTGAACTTGATATAATAAGTAAAGATTATGTAAAACCAATCCATAGGATTGAAAAAATAAATCCCGCTTATATTAACTGGTTTGAAAAAAGAGGTATTTCAAATAATACTTTATTAAGATTTCAAATAACACAAGGAACAGAATGGATGCCAAAATCAAAAATGGAAGTTCCTGTAGTTTGTTTTAATTATTTTAAAAAAAATGAATTAGTAAATATAAAATTTAGAGGACCTGGTAAAGATTTTAAACTAGCAAAAGACGCTGAATTAATATTTTATAATATTGATGCCATAGAAGATAAAGAAGAAGTTGTAATAGTTGAAGGCGAAATAGATTGTCTAAGTATGTACGAGGCTGGTATTTACAATTGTATATCTGTCCCTAATGGAACAAGTCCAAAAGGGAATATGCAATTAAAATATTTGGACAACTGTTATGAGTATTTTGTAAATAAAAAGAAAATAGTTATTGCTACAGATAATGACAATGTCGGCAAATTATTGAAAGAGGAATTGTCTAGGAGATTAGGTAAGGAGATTTGCTATCAAATAGAGTACCCGATCGATTGTAAAGATTCAAATGATATATTAAATAAGTACGGAAAAGAAACTTTACGTAATCTAGTAGAAAACGCAAAACAGTTTCCGATAGAAGGTATTGTATCAAACGATGAGATAGAACAAGAGATATGGGATTACTATAAAAATGGTTATCCTAAAGGAATAGAAATAGGAATCCCAGGTTTAGATGATCATGTCAGGTTAATGGAAGGTCAAATAACAATAGTTACCGGTATTCCTGGATCTGGTAAAAGTGAGTTCACTGATTATATTATGTCTAAAACTTCTATAAATCATGATTGGAAATGGGCAATATGTTCATTTGAAAATACTCCACCAGTATTTCATGCCACTAAAATAATCGAGAAGTTATCTGGGCGCGCATTTGATTACAGAATTGATCCACTTAATAGAGTATCAGAATTTGAACTAGACATCACCATTGGTCACCTAAAGGAGAATTTTAATTTTATAAATACTACTGACACTGATATAACAATAGATGGTATATTATCTAAAACAACCGAACTTGTACTAAGGAAAGGAATAAAAGGATTGCTTATAGATCCTTGGAATTATATAGAACATAATATACCAAATGGATTCAGTGAGACGCAGTACGTAAGTGAATGTCTAACTAAAATAAAAAAAACAGCCCTTAAATTAGGCATTCATATTATCATAATTGCACATCCAACTAAATTGCAAAAAGATAAAACAACAGGTAAATATGAAGTACCTACATTATATTCAATATCAGGATCAGCACATTTTTTTAATAAAACAGACAATGGAATAACTGTTTACAGGGATTTTTCAAATAATCTGGTAACAATATACATTCAAAAGGTAAGATATTCTTGGCTTGGAAAAATCGGTTTTATAAACTTTAATTATAATACTTATACTAGGCAATATGAATACACTTTATAACACTGTTATAACACTGTTATAACAAATGTTTTTTTCTGTTATAACAAAATGATTTTTTAATAAAAAATAACAAAAACATAAATATTAAAATAAACGCAAATATGCAAAATATTATAAATCAATTAATTAATAACACTGTTATAACACTGTTATAACACATGGTGTGCATGTGTTATAACTATAAATAAAATATATACACGCGTTGTTCGCTAAGGCGAACACGCGTATGAAAAAATGATTAATTTTAATTGTGGAAACAAAAGAAATATTAGAGAAAATTTATAGATCAGATGAATTAAAAGAATGTGTTTCTAAAATAAGACCAGTAACTATTCAGCAAGATGTGCTTCAATGTACATTCACTGAGTTGCTGCTAAAAGATAAAGAAATTATTCTTGATCTTTATGCCAGAAACAAACTGATGGCCTATATAGCAAAAATGATATACAATATGGTAAGATGGGAAAGAGGATCTTTTAGATCATCAGAGACAAAAGAAATACTATTACAAGAACTTCCTGAAATAATTGATGAACAAAAAAATGAAATAATTGTTGTACCTTTACAAAAGATTCACTGGTATGAAGCTAAAATACTAGAATTGTATGCAGAACTTGGTACCTATAGAAAAGTGGCTGAAGTAACAGGAATCCCGCATATTTCAATTTATCACACAGTACAAAAAGCTAGAAAAAACATTAAAAAACATATAGACTTATGACAAATTTGCAATACCTCTATGACAGAGTACAATTAGGAATTGATGTACATCCATCAGATGCAGAATTAGATCAATTGGTTTTATTGGCTAATGAAATTAATTCAGAATTACAATGGACAGTAAAAGGATGTCAATCATGCGTAAATGAATTAGTTAAATTTGTTTTTGAAAATCAAAAAGTAAAAACAAAAAAATAAAATGCCTACAAAAAAAGGTTTAAAAAAATATATTGAATCACCATCAGTGCTTTGGGAACTATTTGAGGCATATTGTAAAGATGCTAAAAGTAAACCATTTGTAGTAGTTGATTGGGTAGGAGGAATGGGTACTCAAGTAGAAAGAAAAAAAGAACGACCATTAACAATGGAAGGTTTTGAAATTTTCTGTTGGGATAAAATAAGTCAACTTAAAGACTATTTTTCAAACAGAGATGGACGATATGAGGAATATGTACCTATCTGTTCACGCATAAAGCAATGTATAAGAGAGGATCAAATATCTGGTGGAATGACTGGTATTTATAATCCTTCAATTACGCAACGTTTGAACAACTTGGTTGAGAAAACGCAAACAGATTTGAAAGTCGAACAACCTTTGTTCCCAGAAAAATAATTGAATGGCATTCATTCGAACAACGGCGATCAATAAGATTTTGAAAATGCGCCGTTTCGTCCGTGGTATCCAAGGCGGAACATCGGCCGGCAAAACTTATGCGATTATCCCGATATTGATCGACATCGCCGCGAAAAATCCATTCAGCGAAATATCCATCGTCGCCGAATCAATACCACATTTGAAACGCGGCGCAATGAAGGATTTTAAAAAAATAATGTTCGAAACGGGACGTTGGTTCGATGATCGTTGGAACGCAACCGATTTCAAATATACATTTGCGAACGGATCACAAATCGAATTTTTCAGCGCGGACAATGACGCAAAGTTAAGGGGTGCTCGTCGCGATTGGTTGTATATGAATGAGTGCAACAACATGTCGTTTCATTCTTATACCGAATTGGCATCCCGGACCAAAAAAGGCGTTTTCCTGGATTGGAACCCGACTAACCCGTTTTGGTTTCATGACGAATTGATCAACGACGAGGACGTCGATTTCATTATCATCAATTACCAGGACAATGAAGCATGTCCGGAATCGGCGTTAAACTTTATTTTGAAGGCAAAGGAAAAGGCCGACGCTGGGTCCGCATTTTGGGGAAATTGGTTTCGGGTTTATGGGTTGGGTGAAATCGGTTCCTTGGACGGCGTCGTTTTCCAAAATTGGCAGCAATGTGAAAAGATACCGACCGAAGCAGAGTTCATCGCGTACGGCCTGGATTGGGGATTTACGAATGATCCAACGGCGTTGGTCGAGGTTTACAGGTTCAATGGCATGATCTACATTAACGAACTATTGTATCAAACCAAATTAACGAATTCCGAAATTGTGAACTACCTTAAACAATTCGGGATTAATTCAACCCGGTGCATTGTTGCGGATTCGGCGGAACCGAAATCCATTGCCGAATTGATGAACGCCGGGTTTTATGTCGAGGCCGCCCGAAAGGGTCCGGATTCGATCAAAGCATCAATTGACCGTTTGCAAGGTTACGAATTGCGCGTCACCAAAAATTCCCTTAATTTTATCAAAGAATTGAGGCAATACCGGTGGGCGAAGGATCGAGAGGGAAAAACATTGAATGCGCCCGAAGATGTATTAAATCACGCCATTGACGCCGTCCGGTACGTCGGATTGAATAAGTTGTCGCAATTCGAGGCGATCGGGGAATATTCATTCGCAGATGACGATTACTGATTTTTGTTTAGTTTGTTAGGATTTGACATAAACCCTGGTATTTCAATACTAGGGTTTTTTATAGAAACAAAATAAAATAAACGACCATATACGATATATGACATTGGCAGAATATCAACGGACCGCGGCATTGTATAACGATGAAAACGACGACATCGCGCAAATCGCGTGGATCATTATGGACATGTTCAACATGTCATATGACGAGGTCAATACAATGGACAAACGAACATTTTTAAGATATTCCAAAAAGATCGCGAACAAATTTCACAATATTGATAAAAAACCTTTTTGGTCATGGTTCCGGTTCGAAATCGACGCGACCAAAATAACATTGGGCCAATTCATCGAATGCCAACATTTTATGAAAGAGGGCGAAATTGACGCCATGCATTTGGTCGGCGCGTCGATATGGAAAGACAAACGCGATCACAAAACGAAATCCGAAATATTGTTAAATACAAATATCCGCCATGTTTTACAAGACGTTTCAAAGTTTTACGTTTCATTTGCTGAACTTATTAATTCATACAAAGGTTTATTTGAAAAGGATGAAATCGAAGATGAATCCGACGAACCAATGAAAGCGGACAAGCCGCACCCATTCATTGATCAATATGGATGGATTTTTTCAGCGAAACAAGTTGCGGAACATGAGGGATTGACATTGGACCAGGCATTTGATTTGCCCGTTATCCAGGCGTTCAATGATCTTTCGTATTTAAAAGCCTATCAATCATATCAAAAGCATATTAACAAATAAATGGCATCGTTTAACAAAGTTCAACATGAAGCATTGGCCGACGGGTTTATCGACCTATTGGGCGAAGATGCGTCGAATTTTGAACCGGTTAAACTTTCCGATGTAAGCAATACAATCATTCAATTGGCGGCGAATTACGTCGACCTTGTCACCCAAAAGATCGAGGAAAAAGACGTCGTATCATCCGGCAAATTGATGGATTTGATCAAACCGACGAACGTCGAGTTTGACGGGCAAACCTATTCGGTCGGAATCGTTGCGCCATATTATGCAAGTTACCAGGACGAGGGCGTGAATGGATGGGCAATTAATCGCGGATCGAGGTTTTCATTTAAGACAAGGGGCGTTGATCCCAACGGCGAAATGGTCAAATCGATAAAAGCATGGATGGCGCGCGAAGGCAAATCGGCCCGAAATGTCAAAACGCCGATTTCAAATCGAGAGGCAAAACAAAAGAAAGTAAGCGACGCCACAACGAAAGCCGCGGTTTCAGCATCTTATTTCATTAAAAGATTTGGATTAAAACCGAAATATTTTTGGAAAGAGGCAACAAATGAATTTTTGGTTTACATGGAAAACGAATTAGGCGTCGCCATAAAAATTGATGTAATTAATAATTTAACGCAATGACATTCGAAACAACACCGCCAACATATTCAAGCGTAAACGATCCATTGGTTTACGTTGTCTATGATGCACACGCAACGAATCCGACAACATATCCAAACTATAAATATGTCGTTGAACTTGAAATTAATTCCGTCCAGGTATTCACCGGGAAATATTTTCCGCATCCAACGACAAGCCGCGGAATCATTGATTTGGGTTCCGTGATCCGTGAATATTGCGTTCAATCATTGAACGTGAATGTCGGCGGTGCCATGTTGGCCGATGAAATGGGCGAAGGCGAATGGCGCGTTTCATGCGTCGTAAAAATACGCGAGGAATACGGAACAACATTGTCGGCCGTTTTACTTACCGATTCATCCCGTGTTTATTTCAATTACTACAATGGACGATATCCCGGTTTTGAATCATTGTCCAATTACGACGACGACGTCGCATCGGATCGACCGGTCACAATCGAATTGCCGTTCACATGTGGCAATTATTTCATTCCGTATTATTCCGAATTATCTTCGTCGTTCAATGTCGTTGTAACCGGCGGAACCGCAACCAGGACGAAAACGATCACGCCAACGGCGACGAATACGATTCAAATCATCAACATTGCACCGGGCGCGATCAACAACGAATATACGGGCAATTTCACAACATCAACGACAACCTATTCAGTGGCAGTAGGTACGAAAACCTATGTCGTCAATATCATATGCGAAGGCCTTTACAAAAACTATTTTGTTCATTTCCTTAACAAATGGGGCGGTTATGAAACGATGTTGTTCAATAAGGTTTCCCGGAAATCGTTTGACATCGAACGCAAGTCCTGGAAACAATTGCCGTATCGGGTCAGCGCGTCCGGAGTGGTATCGGTTTTGAATCAAAACACCATGTATAAACAAGGTACGCAATTCGCCGGACGATTCCGGGAAAAATTGCGTTTGAATACGAATTGGCTATCGGACGCGGAATATCAATGGCTCGCACAATTGGTGACATCGCCCGAAGTATTCGTCGAAGATACCGGCAAATTGTACCCGGTGACAATCACGGACAACAATTACCAATTTAAAGAACATATTGTCGACGGGTTGATCAATTTGATGATTGAAGTTGATTTCGGGGCAACCTATAAAACGCAATTCACATGATCGAATTATTTGTCGAGAAACAACGGATTGACATAAACGAATCGTTCAGCACCTTGTTGACGATGGCGATCGACGATATCAAAGATTTCGGCGCGAAAAATACGACGTTTTCGAAAACGATCATTTTGCCAGGGACAAAAAACAATAACAAGATTTTCGGCAATATCTTTGAAGTCAATGTCCGGAACAATTACGATCCGGCATCGGACAACGTCGGAAACAATTTCAACCCGGCCGTTGCCGCCGATGCTATCATCTTTGCCGACAACATGCAAGTTTTCAAAGGCATTTTCCGGGTCCTGGAAATCATCGTTGAAGATGGATTCATTGAATATGAATGCGCCGTGTTCGGAGAATTGGGCGGATTCGTTTCTGCCCTGGCAAATAAGAAAATCGAGGATTTGGATTTCAGCGCATATAATACGGCCTGGAATTACACAAACATTACGAATTCATGGAATACGATTGCCGGGTCCGGCGTTTATTTCCCGTTGATCGATTACGGCGCGGCATCAAATACAAAAGTAGATTTCAATTTCGATACATTCCGCCCGGCCCTATATGTTAAGGAAATTTTGAATAAAATTATCGCCGGGTCAGGTTACACATGGGATTTCCCTTTATTGTCGACGGCGTTGTTCGATCGGCTGATCATCCCGAACAATCAAAAGGATTTGACGAATTTGTCACAATTATTGTTCGAAGCCAATTTCAGTACCGGTACTTACTCAAACCCGACATATATTCCGATGACGATCGTCACGGCCGGATCGTTCACCGGAACAAACCCGATTACATACACACCGGCCGCGAATCAAACGATCAACATAACATGCCGGCCGATCGGACAAATTAATTCATTGACGGCGACACCCGGAACGATTACGTTTTATGTAAAGAAAAACGGCGCGGTATTGTCGCAACAATCCCGATACGTTCCGGCGGTTCCGTACTATATCAATATGAACCTGGACGTTTCCGGCGTTTCATTGGCGCAAAATGATGTCCTATCGGTTGAAGTTAGTTCGAACATAACATCATATCAATCATTCGGTGGGGATTTCAAAGTCGAATCATCCGTCGCGACCGATGTTCCGGTCGCATATGGGGACACGATACAAATAAACAATTGCATCCCGAAGGGAATATTTCAACGTGATTTCATTTCGGACATTGTTAAAATGTTCAACCTTTACGTTTTTGAAGATTATGAAACGGACAAAAAATTAAAGTTGTTGCCGTTCGTAACTTTTTACGAGGACGCAACGTCCGTCGATTGGTCGTTGAAAGTGGATCGATCAAAGCCGATGCGGATCAAACCCATGTCGGAATTGAATTCACGATACTATCATTTTAAGTTAAAATCCGACAACGATTTTTTCAATGAGAATTACCGGAAAAAATACAATGAAGGATATGGCGATTTTATTTATGACACCGAATTCGATTTCGCAAAGGAAACGAAAACAATCGAAGTCATGTTCGCCGGGTCCGTGTTGACGAATTACACCGGTAAGGATAAATTGTTTCCGTCCATTTTTAAATTGTCCAATTCGAACAAATCCGAAGATCGCATGGATTCGGTTGTCCGGATCATGCAAGCCAAAAAGATCAACGGCGTGACATCCTGGAAAATCAAAAACGGAAATACCAATTTGGTGACGTTGACATCATACGGATTCGCCGGACACATTGACGATCCGACGACACCGACATTCGATTTGAATTTTTCCGTTCCGAAGGAAATCAATTTCAGCGTTGCCGCCTATCCGTCGGCCAATATGTTCAATTCGTATTGGTCCGCATATTTGGCGGAAATCACGGACAAAGATTCCCGGTTGTTAACATGTACCATGAAATTGGCGTTCAAAGATATTTACAAACTTGATTTTTCAAAATTGATTTGGATCGATGGGGCGTTGTATCGTTTGAACAAAATTTCGGATTTCAACGCAACGAATGAAGATGTTTGTTCCGTTGAACTTTTAAAAGTAATTAATCGAATTTATTAAGATATGGCAGACATAAACATAAAAGCCAAAATCGACGTT